CTGGCTCTGGCTCTGGCTCTGGCTCTGGCTCTGGCTCTGGCTCTGGCTCTGGCTCTGGCTCTGGCTCTGGCTCTGGCTCTGGCTCTGGCTCTGGCTCTGGCTCTGGCTCTGGCTCTGGCTCTGGCTCTGGCTCAAGGCTCAAGGCTCAAGGCTCAAGGCTCAAGGCTCAAGGCTCAAGGCTCAAGGCTCAAGGCTCAAGGCTCAAGGCTCAAGGCTCAAGGCTCAAGGCTCAAATAATTATAAATATATGTTGACATAGTGTAAACAAATAGATTAAAATAGACCATGTTTTGAGATTGTCTCAAGACGATTAGATCACGAGGTGATAAAAATGATTGACTTAAATAAAACCAATTGCGTTGTAGCTGGTGTTGATATGCAAGTATCTTTTACCTATGATGCGCCAAATGGTATTAGTGCCATATATGGTGATATTGGACTATACGAGATTCATAGTGTTGAATTGAATGGTGTTGATTTAATACTTGTATTAAATGAAGAAACTTTAGAAGCAATTGAAGATCAATTAGAAGATCAAAGAAACTGTAATTTTGATTATTAACCTAGGGGTTAAGAAAATGAATAAAACGATTGAAGAACTCAAGGCCAAGGCCGATAAATTAAGATCAAGTCAAAGTGGTTGGAGTACTAGCACAGATGGTAGCTATGAGATGGCGTTAGATAGCATTGGCTATTACAAATTATTAAGAGATATAAAAGAGCTGGAACAAGAAGTTTTAACAATTATTTAAACAATATAACTGGAGAATAACCATGAATAACGCGAATGTACTTGCATGTATCACAATTTCAATGTTGTTTGGCTTTGGTGTTGGATATGCCACAGGCCAGCAGGATAATGGTAAGTTTACGATCCATAAGACTAGATCAGGGATGTTTATCGTAGATGATACCGTGAACACCATGGGTAAAGGCAAAGCTGAGGCTAAGATTTATGAAGTTCTTGAACTTCCAACCAACAAAAAATCATTCCAAAATGATAGCAACGAGATTGAATTCAAATGAAAAAATACAGAATAACACAGATAGTGGAAGAAACTTATTATATTGAAGCAGAAAATGAAGACGAGGCTATGGCACGAGTTTATTCAGGTGAGGCTGACCCATGCAACATTGAAGAGATTGGTATTATAATTATTGAGGTGACAGAATGAAAAAAGAAATAGATTACCGCTCAATAACGATTGATGAAGCTATGGCATGGGTAGATAAGAATTGCTTTCATGAAGACGTACGAAAACGATTGAAGTCACGAGCAGTAGCATGGCGTATAGGCACACATCTACTCATTGCGATTAACTACGTGGCAGACTTAGAGAAACGTATAACTGAACTTGAAGCCGAACGAGATAGGTAAGAGGAAAAAGAGATGAACACAACAATAATCAATAACAAAACCCATACAAAAGTAAAGTTATTAGGCGATATTCGTTGGTGTTACTTAGATGAATTCGGTCGTAAGGATCACATTACACTCAAGACTGAAGCAGGTAAGTTGATTACCAGAACCGCCCAGTATTATCAGATCGTAGCAGGAGAGGTTAAAATCTACATTACTTACAAAGGTGATGGTGTTCTTGTTACAGAGGATTACATCTTGGATGACTAAAACTTGACCTTAATTTTAACTATTAAATTATAATAGTATGATATGATATCACTTTATAACATTAAGTTGGAACAGATATGAATGATTTAGTAACTAAAGAAATGACTACAACGTCAAGAATTATTGCCGAATATTTTGGCAAAGCTCATAGGAACGTATTACAGACAATCGAGAATTTAGATTGTGGTGAAGAATTTAATCTGCTGAATTTTAAGCCGATTGATTTTCAAGATTCTAAAGGTCGAACATACAAAGAGTATGTAATAACTCGTGATGGTTTTACAATTTTGGCAATGGGGTTTACAGGTAAAAAAGCAATGTCGTGGAAGTTAAGGTTCTTAACAGCATTCAACGCTATGGAAAGTGAGTTAATACGTGAACGATCAAACTTAGATTGGAAAGCTGCGAGGCTTCAAGGGAAAGCTGTAAGAAGAAATACAACAGATACAATTCAAGATTTTATACAGTACGCAACCGCTCAAGGTAGTGTAAATGCTAAAATGTATTATGCCAATTTAACAAAGATGGAATATAAAGCGTTAGACATTTTAGAACAAAGCAAACAATCATCTGGAAACTTTAGAGATACATTAGACCTAATGCAGATAGGTTTCTTACAAGTCGCTGAGAATATAGCCTCAACAGCAATACAAAAAGGTATGCTTGACAATTTGCATTATAAAGAAATTTATATTTTTGCTAAAGATAAAGTCACACAATACGCTTACTCTGTTAGCTGGGCAAGATTAAACTAACATCCTAAGATGTGCTCATTGGCTAATGCCGTAAGGTTACCTTAAGGAAACTTAGGTAACCTTTTTTTTATCTTAACTATACGGGGGATTATTTATGAATCTACCAGTAATCGCTTTATCCGCTACACTTATCCTCACTTCTATTCATTCAGCTCACGCTGGTGCTCACTACAACGTTAAAAAAGAAATACAATGCCTGAGTGCCATTATTTACAGTGAAGCGTCTGGCGAGCCTGAGCTTGGCAAATTGGCAGTAGCTCATGCCAGTATCAACAGAGCTAAACGATCGTCCCGATCTACCTGCAAAATCAAAGGTGTGACTAGACGATCACCACCTACAGCACTTCAACCTTACTTTAAAACTCTCGCTGCAAAAGCTTTGTTCTCAAAGTATAAAGTGATAGGTCTAGCCGATAGTTGGAACACTGGGTCTCGTCCTCACTCACAAGGCAAAAAAGTAAAAGTAATAGCTAGACATGTCTTTTATATTATGTCCTCGCTATGAGCCTCTACGAAGCCTAGATTAGTTAAATATACTCTTACCTCATCTATATCTCGGAACGGATTAAATCCTTTCAACTCAGTAGTAACCTTTTGTTTATACGCCAACCCGTCTAACACACGCAACGCATCTTCGTGGTAACGCACGATTAAAAGATTGATTGCACGTTCTTTACGTATAGCAGCTGTCTCACGACCATGCACAAGTAAAACATTCATCTCAAGTAGCTTAGGAAGGCTAGCCGGACTCTTATTACCTCTATATCTTGTACCACCATGAATACGACAGAAGCTACCCGGTGAATCTCTCTTACTCATACGTTGACATTGTACTGTTGTCCACTTACTGGTTGCTTGACATCTCCTCGCCCAATTACGATCACCAATCTGTTTAAACCTATACAAGCCAGTTTTCTTGTTTAAATTCTTAGCTGGTTCTTTCCCCCACTTAGGTTGTGGCGGTCTATAAATTGGAACGATAACTTCACCGTGATATTTACAAAGATCATTTATACAATCAATATTACAAAACCTTTTACAAGGCTCTCCCCATTTGTTCGTTCCCTTACATTTTCTCTTAATTGGCTTAGCCATCTCAACCCTCTTTTTGGTAACACCTCATTGTAAAAACCCTATATGTCACGGCCCGTATGGGCTACAGGGGATTATACCTATTTAGTTTCTTTGCACCACCCCAACAAAAAACCCCTCCAAACCACAGCACATATGGGCTACAGAGGATTCCCACCCCAGAAATGTAACACCCTAAAGTTTTCACTACCCCCTCCAGTTTAGGGGGAATAATATGAGTATATAAAGATTATATTGTTAATATATACTTTTTATTTATACTCATTCTACAGCCTCTCTGTGAATGATTTACTTATTGAGGTTTTGAGGTTTTAGGGTGGTATAAGAAAGAAAGAATATAAAAAACAATAACTTAACTAACACCCTAATACCCACCCTAAAAGGTAAAAAAACCCCAATGATAGCTAAATCAACACCCTAACCTGCCTAAACTACGCACCTTACCCAAAATGACATATTAACTTTATTTAAAATTAACTTTACAAACTATTTGTAAAGAGTATTCTTTACAACAGATATATATTTATTATATATATCTAACATGTTTAGATTATCTCTATTTTAGATCTATCCTAAACTTACTACGTATCTTAAAAGGAAGAATATTATGTTAGAAGAATTTACAAGCCAAATAGTTTTAACCCCTACAGTATATAAAATACTAAAGGAACAAGCTAAAATAAACCGATATTCAACCCGTATTTACTTGGATATTATCCTTAGAGAACATTTATCAGAGTTCATCACGGTTATAGAAAACAAAGATAACGACCTTTTTAATTAATCTAACGCACAAATATTGGGTAATAATATGCACGATGATTTTAGCAGTGTTGGTATTTTAACTCACTACCATAATATACTTAGAGCCAAAGCAAAAGAACAAGGTGTGTCTATGAAAGTTATGTTAGAAACTGTTTTAAGAGACACATGGCCTTCTGAATTTAAATGCGTAGACGAACATAATGAATTGCTACGCATGAGGATTGCAATACGTGTCGAGGAAAGAAACAGAAAATTACATGGCCCTATCATGAATATAAACATGGAAGATTTTATTAAAGCCAAAATCCTTGAGCGTGAAGCTGCTATAGCTAAACAAGACGCTGAAGAAGCCTTAGCCAATACCTCCCATTAGTCCTCTTTAACCACCATTAACCTTTAATAAGCTAACTTCTTATTAAAGGTTAAACCTTTTCCCTTTACTTAAATTATTCTTAAAGTTACCAACCCTTCTTTAACTTTTTTGATCGCATAGTTATCACTTTTCCCCTCTTTTACCCAAACGTAATGTTTTCGTTGAGGCGTATAAGTATAAAAATATCTCCCTTTTATAGGTCGATACCCTTTTTCTAACATCATCGAAGAGAGTGATCTTGTCTTTGGAAGTTCGTCACCATTCAAAACACACTGCATATTAAGATATGTTATATCAACAAATTCATCATTAATTAGCAAATCCTGATATTTTAATAGTAAATCATCCAACACGTCTCTGTGTTCAGACACGGCAAGATCAATCATTTGAGCCTTAGCTTCTGTATAAGGAGCCCTGCCAAAAGGATCAAAAGATGGGCATACCACATAGTCTGTAAAAAACCTTGCTAAAGCATCAGGTCTTGCCCGTGTCTTGTTAAATAATGTGTCAAAGTAGTCAGAAACACCCTTAACACCACCAAAATGATCATGCAACTGCTCGGATGTTTGCAATCTGGAATAGATCACGCAGTATCTACGATCCTCACCATCAATTGGGATAGCATCTTTATGATTAGTTAACAATAAATAGGATGTAAAGTTGGGCAGAGTCATAACATCCCGACCCTTACGCTCACATATAACCTGATCATTTGTAATGTAAGGTTTGATCTTATCCATAATCCCCCATCGGTTAGTCCCCGAGATACGAATCTCTTCTACAATATTTAGTATTGCACCTGTCGCCCATGAGGTAAACCTACCTGAGATAGTACCCGTATCCAAAGATTGCACATTAGAGCCCAACAACAACGTCATCACATTACCAATATAAGACTTACCTGACCCCTGCGTACCCTGCAACACCAACGACCAATTAACCCTCCTCCCAGGATTCTGATACATAAACGCCATCCAGTTCAAGACAATCGCCCTCTCAACCGCATCCTCAATCAAATGCTCAAGGTGCGCTAAAAACAACGCGACCAATTCATCCCCATCCTTATCCAACACTTTGCAAGGTTTAACACCCTGCCTACGATACGAGTTCAACATCCTCTTCCCATTATGTATAATAACATCACCGCCACTAGGCCAATACATAGTATCAACCACTGTCTCCATCTTATACATCACCAAACAAAGCTGCGATGCTTGCATACCCCCCGAAACACACTCCTCCATGCGATCAAACTTAGCATTGAAAGCCTCACGGGTAATACCATAGTTCCTACGCTTGTGATAAAACAAACGCTGTATCTCTATGTACGTCCAATCCATCGACCACTCAGCGACTTCAACATCACTAACCAACTGTCCATTAGCCACCCCTGCTGGAGTAATCGCCTTCTTTATCTCAGCCTTACTCATACCCTTACTCTTACCAATCGCAGAACATACCTCTGAAGCAATTGATGCTCTAAGGTCACCACCTAGGCGTACAGTACTGATACCCAACATCTTATCTTTAAAGATAGCGTAACCTTCCATGTCAGAAACTTCAGAGGCCTCAACCAACAACTGGTCATACTCTTCAGAGTTAGCTGAGATCACAGCCCCACGGTAAAACCTACCACCATCAACCTTACGTATATCTTCAAGCACAGAGTCATCAAGACCACCCTGCTCGTTCACCATGTGGATTACTGAAGCAAAAGTACGAGGCTTACTACGACCACCAAAGCCATTGTACTTGCGTAACAAGTCCCCACGATCTTCAAGATCCTCACACCCAACATCAACACCCTGTGCGGAGGCACCTATGTTTGACCACTCAAACCAACGCTCAAAACCTTCAATCCCTCCACTGTACTGGTGGTGCAAGGACATACCAACACCAAGCCAATCATGATAATCAGACCCTAATGCTGGGTATGCGTCTAAGTACACGGATACTTCATAATCACTTATATCCAAAGGCGCGGACGCAACTGCAAGCATCAACCCTTGTATAGCAACATCATCATCAATATCATCAAGATCAAACCCTGCATCTGCTGTAACACTAGGTGGTATAGTTACATTGACGCCATTAGGCAAATCTGCTGTAGCACTAACAGCTAGGAAAGCATTAACGTCTAAACACACACCATCGACCTTCATCGTCCACGCATTACCCAACTCACCGAACTTACAGCGAGGCATGTACATAAGTTGGTTAGGCTTGAAGGAACAAGGATCGCACTTAACACCCCAACCTGCTACAAACTTCTCAGCCAATGCTCTATACTGCACAGCAGTCACTGCCTGACTCAAAGGTATAACAACACGGATTTTAGGTTTATCTGCTGTATGTGAGTAAGTAGAGTAAGCAACAAATGCCCCACCCACTCCCATCGCCAACTCATACGACAACTCATTAAGTGTCATACCAGAATCATCAATGTCTAATGTCAATAGACATCTATCTATAAGGTTCTCATCTCTACGTGCGCATCGTTTACCATCACCACCCTCTGGTAACCTAAAGGAACCTCCTACAAAATATGACCCCGACTTAGATGAAGATTCTTTGTGTGTGGTAAAGTGCGAGCAGAGGACTGACCACCGAACGTCTTTGTTTTCACAATAGCCAAGGTCTGTGCCCTGCGCTATGTGAAATATTTGTTCTTCTAAATTCATGGCAACTCCAATATTATAATTATTCAGGCCAGTACGCCATTACTTCTAATGCCTTGAACCTCCCACATGATAATTGTTCAATCTGAACCGCTCTAGTTGCAGGTATGGCGTTACGCCTAATCCACTGCGTAACTGCTGAACGCTCCACACCCAACGCTAATGCTAACTTTGATTTACTTCCGAAGAACTTTACTATGTCCATTCTCATTTCTTTCACCTTTTTGTTGTATTAATTTTTAAATCAAGTATTATGTAGACCTCAGCTTAACAAATTAATCAAACCAACACAAGGAAATTAAAATCATGAGTTTAGAAAATAGCATTAAAGATTTGACAACTGCAATTGAAGAATTAACCAGTACCATTGAAAAATACAATCAAAACACTGGTGTCAAAATGGCTTCCGAGTATATACTCGAAGATGAGCCAGTACCAACTCCAACTGTAAAACCTGTAAAGCAAAAACCTATTCCAGTATTTATAGATGCTCCAGCACCTACAGCAGATGTACTTATAGAACAACCTGCTGTAACTATGGGTGTACTAGAAATGAGAGATACTATTAGAACTATGTGTAGCGAGTTGGTGCAATCAGATAAGAAGAATAAAGTAGGTATTGAAGCAATCTTTAACCTGTACAAAGCTACGCATTTGAAGATGGTTGATGATGCACATATACCATCTCTCTATGACTCTCTAACTGTCTTTAAAGGTAAACTGAAATGATTAATCATGCTGACGTATGCCGTTACTCGCCACTCACTATGTCTATACATAAAAAGAGTGATTCACCAGCATCAAGTGATGTGTCTATAAGTATAGTTTTTAACGAAACTACTGAGGCTCACTATTTCACTGTAACAACTGAGGGTTGCTCTATAAATATTGACATCGAAGAGTTGGCACTGCTCTATCCTGCAGCCTTGAATCTATTATCAGGAGTTACAAAATGACAACTCACGCTAGACTTTCCGCAAGTTCAGCATCTAAATGGTTAAACTGTCCGGGCTCAATACAGGCCGAAGAAAATATTGTTGAGAAACCTTCAAAGTTTGCAATGGAAGGGACAAGTGCCCATTCGTTAGCTGAACTTTGTTTAGTTAATAATCGTGAAGCTAAATCATACCTTAATCAAATCATCCCTGAGACGGGTTGGAAAGTTGATAATGAAATGGTGGAGCATGTGCAAAGTTATATTGACTATGTAGAATCTATAAAAGGCAACCGTATGGTTGAAGTGCAAGTTGACTTCAGCACTTGGGTTCCAGATGCGTATGGTACGTCTGATATTATTACAATTAATGATACAACCTTACATATCATAGATTTAAAGTACGGACAAGGTATCCGAGTAGACGCAGATGATAACTCTCAACTTAAGTTATACGCCCTTGGTGCTATCGCAGACTTTGGCTATCTATATGATATAGAAACCATCACCTTGCACATAATGCAACCGAGGTTAGACCATATATCAGTTTTTGAAATATCTGCTGTAGACTTACTTGCATGGGGGGACTACGTAAAAACTCGCGCTGCTATGTGTGATATGCCAAATGCCCCTAGAGTAGCTGGTGAATCACAATGTCGCTGGTGCAAGGCCAAACCGAACTGTCCTGAACTTATGCGACTAACTGAGAGTGCACTTGTTGCTGACTTTACAGATATGAGTGTGACTCCAAAATCACCTGATAAGTTATCAATGCGAGATTTACGTTTTGCACTTGATAACAAAAAGTTAATCATTAGTTGGTTGGATAGTGTTGAAGAAGTAGCTTTTGAAAAACTAAGTGCAGGTGAAGAGTTTGCAGGTTATAAATTGGTTCATGGTAGAAGCAGTCGTAGTTGGGTTGATCCACAAGAAGCTGAACAAGTTCTATTTGAAGAGTTAGGTGAAGCTCTATTTGCACCTAAGAAAATTATTACAGCTCCACAGGCCGAGAAGTTGTTAGGTAAGAAGAAAGTAGGTTTACTTGACGGTCTTGTAAGTAAGCATGAAGGTAAACCCACAATGGTTCCTGAGAGCGACAATAGGCCAGAGATATCTTCTGGGGACATAAGCGATTTTGATTAAAATAAATTTGACAAAGGAGTAACTATTGACATATACTTAACACGCTGTAGAAAAAACTAAAACTAAAACTTAAATTAAAATCAAAACTTAAATTAAAACTAAAAGGAAAATAAAATGTCTAAAATAATTCTAAAAAATGTTCGTATATCCTTCCCAAGCCTTTTCAAAAAAGGCAGTTTCAACGGTGAAGAGACTAAATATGAAAGCACCTTCCTTCTAAACAAAGAAGAACACGCAGATTCAATCGCTGAAATTAAAGCACAGATCGCAGATTTAGTTAAAACTAATCTCAAAGGTGCAAAAGTACCTGCAGATAAACTTTGCCTACGTGATGGCGATGAAGTTGAGTATGATGGTTACGCAGGTTGTTACTCAATCAAATGTTCAACTAAGAAACGCCCTATTGTTATTGACCGTGACCGTTCACCACTAACTGAAGATGATGGCAAACCTTACGGTGGTTGTTACGTTAATGCAAGTATTGACCTTTGGGTTCAAAACAATGCATACGGTAAACGTGTTAACTCTACTCTTTTAGCTGTGCAATTTGCTAAAGATGGAACTCCATTTTCCGATGGTTCAACAGGTGATGTAAATGACTTTGAGATGTTGGATGACGATGATATGTTCGCATAAGTAACACCTCTCTAAACTAAGCCCTCTTTGGAGGGCTTTTTTATCACTAAAATATACGGGCTACCCCCGACAGGACTACCATGAAGAAGAAAATAATAATAGATACCGAAGTTTATCAAGATTACTTTCTACTCTCTGCAATGACAGTAGATACAGGTAAAGTTATAAACATAGAAATGTACGAAGGACACCCTCTTGATATAGAGCTTGTTGAAAGGTTAATGAAGAACCACATAACCATCGGTTTTAATTCAAACAAATTTGATATACCTATTATAGTTGCAGCCTTAGCTGGCTATGACAATCAAAAGTTAAAAGGACTTTGCGACACTATTATCAATACCAACGCAAGCATGTGGGCTATTTATAAAAGCAGCGGCCTAAACATGCGCAAATGGAATACTATTGATCTTATTGAAGTGGCTCCGGGTATGGCCTCACTTAAAATCTACGGTGGCAGACTAAAAGCACCTACTATCCAAGACTTACCTATTGCGCCTGACTCATCAATATCCCAAGAACAAAGACAAGAACTTGTCACCTACTGTAAGAACGACTTAGACACAACCTATCTGCTGTACAACTCCCTGCTCCCCCAGATCACTCTGCGTGAAACAATGACAGCGAAGTATGAGATTGACTTACGTTCTAAATCTGATGCTCAGATTGCTGAAGCAGTAATTGCTAGTGAGTTGTATAAGATAACAGGTAAGTATTTGAAAAGACCTGATGTAAAGTCTGACGAAACTTTCAGATACTTAGACCCTAAGATAATCACTTTTAAAACACCACAACTAAACAATATCTTACAGCAGGTTATTGCTGAAGAATTTACTCTAGGTCTTAACGGTGCACTTACACTACCGAACTGGTTAAAGAAAGAACTTATTGTAATCAATGGGCGTAAGTACCAGATGGGTATAGGTGGACTGCACTCATGTGAGAAGAAGCAATACATTGAAGCAAAAGAAGGATGGTTCTTGCAAGATCGTGATGTTGTATCTTATTACCCTAGTATAATTCTACAGCAACAAGTGTCACCTAAGAATATGGGTCAACCCTTCTTAACATTATATAAAGGTATTGTTAGTGAACGTGTCGCTGCTAAGAAGCGAGGTGATGATGTTGTCGCTAACACACTTAAGATTTTTTTGAATGGCTCGTTCGGCAAGCTTGGTTCTAAGTACAGCCTTCTCTACGCACCTGACCTGCTACTACAAACTACCATTACAGGGCAGTTAGCTCTGCTCATGCTCATTGAAAGAATGGAAGCGGAAGGTGTTGAAATTGTATCCGCTAACACAGATGGTATTGTTTGTTATGCGCCCAACTCCTTATTAGAAGCCTGTGACAGAATTGCCTTTGATTGGGAATTAGATACAAGCTATTTATTAGAAGAAACAGAATATTCGAAATTGGCATCAAGAGACGTCAATAATTACTTGGCTGTAAAGACAGATGGGAAAATAAAAGGGAAAGGTATCTTTACTTCTACAGGTCTAGCTAAGAACCCTAACTGCTCTATTGTCCAATCTGCTGTAGCACTTTGTGTAGCCAAAAACATCCCAGTTGAGCAAAGCATTAAGAACTGCAAGGATATCACTCAGTTCGTAACTGTACGAAGAGTTACAGGTGGTGCAGTATGGGAGTCAACGTACTTAGGTAAGGCTGTTAGATTCTATTACTCAACAGAGGTTCCTAAAGATGTATGCATTCATTATGCTAAGAACTCTAACCGAGTTCCCATGTCGGGAGGTGCTAAACCTTTAATGACTTTACCAGAGTCTTTCCCTTTAGATGTTGATTATGATGTGTACGTACAAATGGCGCACGAGTTGTTATTGGAGATAGGTTATGTATGCTGATAATGAAACTGACCCTGAATTTTTTTATTACGCCTACTTAGAAGGTGTGCGAAGTACGGAAGTCTACCCTGATTACCATTTACCTGACCAGTTAAGTTTACAGCAATTTGGAGATCGTATGAGACAACTTAGAGATGAAAGATATTATGCTTGAAAAGACTATTGAACAAGCTCTTGTAAAACGAGTTAAAGAACTTGGGGGTATGGCTGAAAAGTTTGTATCTCCGGGGAGACGTAGTGTTCCTGACCGTTTAATAACACTTCCCGGTAATGTAATTATTTTTGTTGAGTGTAAAGCACCTAACAAACACCCGACACCTTTACAAGAACTTGATCATGAGCGTAGACGAGCATTAGGTTGTGACGTACGAGTAATTAATACATTGGAGGATGCCCGTGCGTTTAAGAACTGATTTACATAACTATCAAGATCGTGCAGTTCAATTTATAAAAAGCACTGAAAGATGTGCTTTGTTTTTAGATTTAGGATTAGGTAAGAGTGCAATAACCTTGACTGCTGTATCTGATCTTCAAGACCAAATGGAGATACATAAAGCCTTAGTCATAGCGCCTCTCCGTGTAGCTAACTCTGTATGGGATCACGAGGTTAAGTTGTGGAAGCACCTACGTCATCTTAAAGTACAAGTGTGTACAGGCACTGAAAGAGAAAGACTCACAGCTCTTCATCGTGATGCTGATATCTATACAATCAACCGTGAGAATGTACCGTGGTTAGTTAAACAGTATGGTAAGAAGTGGCCTTTTGATTGTGTAATTATAGATGAGTCAAGTTCATTTAAGAACGCTACCAGTCTAAGATTTAAAGCTTTAAAGAAGATATTGCCTTTTACTAATTACATGGTCTTATTAACAGGCACACCTGTGCCTAATGGCCTGCTTGATATATGGTCACAAATTTACTTACTAGATGGTGGTACGGCACTAGGCCGTACAATGACTGCGTATAAGCAACGCTTCTTTGAAGCAGACTACATGGGTTATAAATACACCCCCAGAGTTGGTGCTGATGTATTAATACATAGTGCTATCGCTAGTAAAGTTCTATCAATGAAAGGTAGTGACTATTTAGAATTGCCCGACAGAATTAACCTTAATGAATATGTGGATTTACCAATAGGTGTTATGCAAACATACAAGGATTTTGAAAGAGAGCTGTTACTTGAATTAGATACAGGTGAGGTTGTAGAAGCAATTACAGCAGCAGTGCTTGCAAATAAGCTATTGCAGTACAGCAGTGGCGCAGTCTATACAGATGAGCATAAGAACTGGAAAGAGATTCATACAGTCAAATTAGACGCCTTAGCTGACCTAATTGAGCAGAACGAGGGCGAGTGTATACTTATTGCTTATAACTTTAAAACAGACCTTGAAAGGCTACAGCAGCGTTTCCCTAAAGCACAAGTGTTGGATAAGAACCCTAACACAATCGTAAGATGGAACAATGGTGAAATACCAATACTTTTAGCACACCCTGCCTCTTCCGGGCATGGAATTAATTTACAACATGGTGGAACAATCCTTGTGTGGTTCTGTTTGAATTGGAGTTTAGAATATTATCAACAGTTTAATGGTCGCCTACATCGTCAAGGTCAGACCAAACCTGTACGTATAGTACATATTGTAGCAAGAGATACTATTGATGAAAGAATTATTTCCGCACTCGCTGCCAAGGATGTAACACAGAGTGACTTACTTAAAGCATTGAAACATAAAGAACTTTAATATTTGTTTACCTGTTGTACACAATATCTGTTGATCTTATGTAAACAGGCTGTATAATTATTTTCCGAGGACAACAATAATATTACACAACTGAGGAATAAACATGAAAAGATTATTAATATTACTAGCAGTATCAACTTCAGCAAGTGCACTTGAACAAGGCGACTATGGGTATGGGTATACTTATCATGGGTACAATTCATTAGAGCAACAACAAGAAGCTCAGCACAATGAGTATTTGATGCAACAAACTAACAGAAATATTGTAGACAATGCGGTTAATCAAAGATTAAACGGTGGACAACCACCTCAGGAGTTTCGTCAGTTTGATTATTCAAACGGCAGCATTTATTTAGAATAAAAAAAAGGCTGAGTGTTTTAATACTCAGCCCCTAAAACAACCCAACAATAAAGGATGTAACCATGAAATTACAACTAGATGGTAGCACAGGGGTGCTAAAAGTCAAGACTGATGCACAAATAAATAAAGCAATATCGAATAGAGCATACCGTGAAGAACACAAAGATGATTTACGTCTTAAACGTTTAGCTAGGGACGCAGTAAATAAACCTATGATAAAAGAAACAAATAAGAAATGGTACACAAATAATAAAGAGAAAGAATTGCTGGAACAAGAAGACTCCCCGTTAATTACTTTAAAATCTATTTCTAGATTAGTGGGTGTTAAAGAGATTGTAATAAAGACTTTAAGAGATAACCCTACTTATAATATGCCAAGCCCAAAGATGGCACGTTGTGACGGTACTGACTTGTATTGTCGTGATGAGATCGAAGAGTGGTTACCATTCATGCAGGAGGCGGTTGCTTTCTTTCCAAATAGAAAGAAGTTAATAAGAATAAGAGGTGTTGCCCTACAGAATGTTACCTTTATGAAGAATAATTTAGAAGTTATAAAGTATTGCGATGAGATACGACGTAAACAACTATTAGATGGGAGGATAACTAATGGACGTAAAGACTTTGGTTAAGAAATGTATAAACAAATGCTGGTTAGAGAATGGTGTTTGCCTAGGCTGCAAACGAACAATAGAAGAGATCATAGAGGCAGGTAAAAAGAAATGAAATTATATGAATTACCAAGAGATAGTAGATTTACTCTAGTGGATGATGATAGCAACACTGTGTTCATGCTTGAGCGTATAGATGGTATGTACTCTAGGTGTTATTTAGGTGACGCTCTTGTGCACATAGGGGCTAATGCTGATGTTGAGGAGGTGAGTGATGTTTAATGGTGGAGATGAAGATAAGTCAAAGTATGGGGTTGATGATATTGATGAGTGTTTAAAAGAACAATACACAATGAGGAACCGTATAGAAAGCCTTGAAGGAATAATAAAAATACTCTCAAAACAAGTAGTAGAACGTGATGATCTATTAAAGCGTGTGTACGAAAGAATAGACAGCGAGGTATTAAGAAAAGAAGTAGATAACATAATACCTAAATGGTATGACAACATACCTGAGCATGGGGTGTTGTGTTGGGTACAACATAACCCAGAGGGTATTGCGAAAGTAGCTACCATATACAGCCGTAAAAATGAAGATGAAGATGATTATGAAACAGCTTTTTATTGGATTGATTCACGGACTCTTGTTACACCCCTAACCAACGAAGAGATTGAGGAGTTTAAAAGGTGATGAAACTAAATGAGCTGGAAGGCTTTCCTGAACTAGGTAATACAATCGTTATTGATGGTATTGAATATGTTAAGAAACGTGAGCCTATATTTAATTACACAGCTCCTGACTATATCACAGGCGAATATTTAGAAGCTTACGATTTGGGGTTTAGTGATGCTGAAAAAGCACACGGCATAACTGGAGGTGGGAATGAATGAAGATCAACTAAACGCTTTAATGTTTTGGGTTGATGCCAAGATTAAAAGCATTATAGATAGCGATTGTATCGGTGCAAGTCTATCTGAACGTGAATTGCGTGAAGAACTTAAAAATATAATGTTAGGTGATAATGATGAGTGAAACAACATATATCGGTGATACAAAATGGATGCAAGTACCTGAGCCTATTGATACTAGAAGAATTACGCTAGAAATGTTTAGTGAAGGTGTTGATATTAACTACAAGGACGGCTATGTGGAAGGCATTAGGTTTGCTGAGAAAATGCACGGCATTGGAGTAGATGATGAGTAAAGAAAGAGAATTGTTGAAGGAACAATTAAGACGAGCATTGGATAGTAAGGAAAGATATTCAATATGGTTGTTAAGAAACGATATAGAGATAGATAGATTAACATCACAAATACAACCTAAACAAGAGCCTTTGAGTGAGGATAAACTTGATGCACTTGCTGAGGCTAATATAACAGATGAAGGTATTGCGGGATATTATTTAGGGTTTAGAGATGCAGAAAAAGCACACGGCATTGGAGTAGATGATGAAACAGTGTGATACCTGCTTAAAACAAACAGAAGAAGAACTATATAACTTATTAGAGAGTTACCAAACTGCCTATATAAAGCATGTCTGTTATGACTGCAATAAAGTATTAAATTTTCAATTAGATAAAATAAAACAACTAAGTCATGGCTTAGTAAAAAACTGGTTCATTAGGTATTTAGAAGAAAAAAGAAGGTGGTCATTATGAATAAAGCACTGGATATACTAAGAAGATTAGCAAGTGGCGACAACAGGGGTGATTTCTTTATCAGCAATGAACTACTTAAAGAAGTTGAAGAAATCCTAGCCCAATCTGAGCAAGATTTACGAGAAGGAATAACCCTACGTGACCACTTTGCGGGGTTGGCGATGCAGGGGTTAGTGGTAAGTAGGCCAACTTGGGAAGATACAAGAAGGATCGCACTTACGTCTTATGAACAAGCAGATGCAATGCTGGCAGAGAGGGGGAAAAGAGATGATTAGTTTTATAGAGATTGTGCACTGGAGCATAGAGGCTCTCCTTTTATTACTTCTTGGTGGTGTATTATTTATATGTACATGTTGCACTGGGGCTATGGTTTATTATATTTTTGTAAACAGAAAAGCTATCTGTAATGAACTAAGGGAAAGACGATGATTAAAGAATGGCTCATACTTATGGGTGAAGTATTTACGTTTAATATGGCTGTTTTGTTTTTTGCAGTTACTACTACGCTAATAATTAATTACTTCCTTGAAAATGTAGGAGTATGTTAATGAGTAAGATAACAATAGATTTAGAAGATTTAAAATCCTATATAAAATCCTTACCTACTGAATCAGAAGAATGGTATGACAATGAATGGGAGTTACATGCACACGGCATATATAAATATGTTAGCACTATAGATTCAGACTTTGCTGATACGTTTAAATGTTTTATGAATGAGTATGGTAAAGAAGTAGAAGCTAAGGAAGTCCTTGCACACGAAGTTTTTGCACGAGGTACTTCAGTTACAACTTCTATTGGTACAGCACCTATTAAAAATGAAAACGGGTCTTGGAGATATTAAAATGATAATTAAAACAACAAAAGAATTAAATAAAGCATATCCATCTGACGCAGCTTTTGATATTGAGGCTGATAAAGGTACAGTTGTGCGAGCACTCGACAGAGAACTGATAAGCACAGGACTGCGCCTAGCAATACCCGAAGGTTATTGTGGGATCATAAAGTCAAGAAGTGGGTTGTCTGTAAAGAATGGTATTGAAGTCGGTGCAGGTGTTATTGATGCTAATTACAGAGGTGAGGTTAAGGTGCATCTATTTAACCACACTGAAGAGAACTTTTATATAAACACTGGTGATCGTATTGCTCAACTTATGATCGTGCCTGTACCAACAGTAGAGTGGGAATTATCAGATGATTTAGATTATACTGACAGGTCTGATAACGGTATTGGTTCAACTGGAGTCTAGTTATGACTATTGAAGAATTACAAACAAAAGCTGAAATTGTAAAAGAACAATGTAGCGGTTGGAGCCATACGCATGATGGCTCATATGAGGCTTGTTTAGCAGCGTGTGGATACTACACAATAATGGATGAGATACTTGCATTACAAGGTAGGGTAAGACTTGTAGGTAGGCCCTCAGCTTATGAATTACAAATTATGGCACGGGAGAGTAACAAAGATGAGATTCTATAATTGTGATGAGAGTGACCAACGTGCAGATAAGTACCGCACAATTGCTGTAGCACTAACAGCATTGTTAATAATGTCTCTGTTACTAAATTTTACTGTTTTGGCTTTGTGCTAACTGGTATACTGTCATGCTGACTGATAAAGAATGTTATGAAATTTGGAGTGCGTATCCAGATATAGTTATGGCTATAAAAGAAGGCTATAAATTAGGCTATGTGGATGCGCAGACAGAAAATGTAAATGACGAGACTGATGATGGCGAATAAAACAAGTAATAAAAACCGTAAACGAAAGAACCCGTTTAAGGCGAGTGAACAATATGGGTGACATAATTGATACTGCTAACGAACAAGCTCAGTTGATCCTAGATAAGCAGATCGCACTTGCAAAAGGTGCTAAATTAGAAATATTTCCTAATGAGTCAGGTGTTTGTTGGGAATGTGACACCCCTGTATCGGATGGACGCAGATGGTGTTCAAAAGAATGTGCAGAAAACGCAGAAAGGAACGGATGGTGAAATGGGCTGACTTCATATTCCCCCCTATAAACCTTTGGTGCTACCCTAAACAATACGAGGACTATATGATAAATCAAGAAACAACTGTGAAACCTTTATGGAAGTATAAGCAGGTAGAAAACACCATAATGGCAGGGAGTAGTGGGCCTATTAAGCACGACCCTGTTAACAGTCCTAGTCATTATACGCATGGGGGGTTTGAGACGATAGACTACATAGAAGCAAAAGGGTTAGATAAAGACTTCTGCCTTGCTAATGTTATTAAGTATGTGTCTCGTGCAGGATACAAGATAAGTAAGCTGGAAGACTTAAAGAAAGCACAATACTACTTAAATCGAAGAATTAAAAACTTAGAAGCCTCGGAGGAGTGATGGACGCTGAAAACTTATTAGAAGTTGCAGAATGGACTATAGAATCCCTAGAGAGGGATATTTTGGAATTGAAAGCTGAGATAGAAGAATTAAAATTATACTCCTATCGGTATAAATTCGTGCGTTCCACCTTCGCCACTACTGCGGAACAAATTGCAGGGTATGACAAGAGTGTGGACTTACATATAAAACGTAGGAATGAGAATCTTAACTAAGAAACGTTGATAAAGTTTGGTAAACTGTTAAAGTTAAGGTATACTGATTTTGTGGCTAGTCAATCGAAGATGAACACCCTTAAGCAAGGTTGCCACATAACTTTTCGCTTAATAATTCTATGCTAAAGGAATTTTTCAAATGACAGAACTTACACAAGACCGTTTAAAAGAAGTACTATCATACGACCCCGATACAGGCATCTTCACCAATCTAACACAAAGGGGGTCAAGTGCGGTTGGCACAACTGCTGGTTGGCGACATGACGGATATATCCGTATTAAAATTGACTATAAAGATTATATGGCCCATAGGTTAGTTTGGTTATACATATATGGTGAACTACCAGAAGAATTTTTAGACCATATTAATGAGATACGAGATGATAACCGTATTGTAAATTTGAGAATGGCTACACATCAAGAGAACCAACACAACAGATCAAGTCCAAAATCAAATGGTACATCTGGATACTTAGGTGTTAGTTGGCGTAAAGACTGTAAAAAATGGCAAGCGCAAATAAGACTCAACGGAAGAGATAAATACCTAGGTCACTTTAACACCGCCGAACAAGCATCTGAAGCCTATTTAAAAGCCAAAAGAGACCTACACACGTTTTGGGAAGAGAAAGTCACATGATTAAAAGAATTAGAGGGTGGTTTGCACCCCCTCACAAATGTACAAGGTTCCGACAATATTACTCTCTTAATTTAAAGATATGCACTGAGTGTTATAAAGAGTCAGAGCTGTGGGGCGATAACATAATTCAACATCAGAGATAACCAATTATGAAAATTACATTAGAAGAATATACGAACCCTAATAATTTAGGAAAATATGCCGGGATTTGCTACGGTAGAGAAGGTAACAATGAAAAAAGGTTGTCTCATATTATTGGGGTTGGGCATTTGTCTGTTCTTCGTTTTGGTAACGCTGTATTCCGTATCGAAGGTGTTAGCAGAGTATGCCTCGCTCAGTTAACTCGTAGTAAGCATTTAGATTATTTAGTACGTAGCTCACGTTACTGTGATGAAACTGACGCCTTAATGTTAATACCAGAATCATTAGCACCTCATGAACAAACGGTAAGTAACTTTCTAACTTTATCTAAAGAAGTATATACACAATTACGTGAAGCAGGTGTTTCCAAACAAGATGCTCGGTATATCCTCCCACAGGCGCAAGAGACAGAGCTTTTTGTATCAGGCAACTATCAGGCTTGGAAAGACTTTATCAAGCTTAGAACAAGCATCTCAGCTCAAATTGAAGTACGTGAAGTAGCCTTGGCAATAGAGAAAGAGCTACAGCAGATAGCACCAATCATCTTTGGAGAATACAATGGGTAGAAAGATAAGTGACGTAGTTGGTATGCCTAATAATGAAATTATTAACGGGTTATTGCATATTGCTGATGGGTTTATAATTTTGGATGAGGACGGTAATGAATGTGAAGAAGATGAATTTGATTTTGAAGTGTTTGCATTGGAGACAGCGTCTGCAAGAATAATGACTTTATCAAAGTTTGCTTATTTCTTTGGTGTTGGTTTCTTTGTTACTAATATCTTCTGGCTCTACAACTACGTAGGTTAATTAATCTAATAGGTTAACCGCATAGCTCATAACTATGCGGTAAGTCTTTATTTGTACGCCCGCTTCTCTAATCTTGGAACACCTTTCATAACATGAGCAATCTTTAAATCAAGTGTATCTATTTTTGCTCGTTTAACATCAGGTGACATCTTTGAATTAGGTGTTTCAGCAATAACTCTTTTCTTCTTCTCTAGTGTATTAATACGTTCAGACATATTATTTAACTGATTATGCAACCCTGTATTAAGTAATACTTTATTCTCAGCTTTATACGCCTTTACGTCTTCAGTTTTCTTAAGAGCTTTTAACCCAGCTAAGGTTTTAAACTTCTCATTAACTTTTGCACTTAGAGTATAGAAGTTATCCATATAAGGAACTGCTTTCTCATTGGTATAAAGAGAGGGTACTCCCGGAATGTCTCTAACATCTTTACCTAATACATCTTTAGCAACATAAGGGATATCCAGACCAGCTCTGAGCGCCATATCTGTTACTTGAAGTACAGCACTTCCGGTGTATCCCATTGTTCCTTTAATGAAATGATCAACAAGAACGGGTGCAACCAAACCTGTACCACCTAACATCTTAGCCATCTCAGACGTCTTAGTTGTGTATAGGTTTTGATTCTCTTGTCCTTCTAAACGTCTAGGGATAATACCTTTACCAGTGAAGAAATCATGATTGATACTAACTTCTAATACAGGTTTAATAATAGTAGGGCCCATTGGCATACCTACCATAGAGGCTATCAATGCTTCTTGCATAGACTTCATTGCCATATGAGGATGTTCTACCCCATTATCAGCTATATAATTATAAGCATGATTTGCCATTACAAAAGGTAATGAGAATAAATCAGGACGAATAGGTAGCGTTATATTGGTTTTAGAACCTAACGGATATAATCTGGTATCTTTATCCCTTGCATCTTTCTTTTTAAACTCATCATCGTCACCTAATAAGGCGTTGTAGATGAACGCCATAGCTATAACTTGAGCAGTGGTTGATGCAAGTGTTGCTAGAGCAGCTTTACGCTCTGTAGGGGCTATACCTCGCAAAGATAACACATTGAAAGCTACACGCTGTGCTTGAAGATACGCACCTAAGAATGGTGTTATCTGACGAATCATATCTATTGTTGCACTAGCACCCCGTCTACGAAAGTTAATAATCTCAAAAGCTCTTTCTTGAGCAATTGCTTTAGCATTAGGATTATTTTTAAGTTCCTTTACTGTACGATTATAAACTGCTTGACGAAGTGCATTATCACCAGCACCTGCAATAGAATTAAATACTCGCATGATACTTGCACCAACACCTTTTTTATCAGTGTGTTGATTGTAAGCAAGGTCATGAATACTTTGAGTATACATATCCATAGGGTCACGTTGACCTGTAGCACCTACATTCTTTAATAATTGATGAGTCTTAGATGTACCTGTAAGAGTTGTTACAAACTCTTTAAGAGTCTCTATAGGTAACATGAAAGGGTTCTTCAAACCTGAAGAAAACATGGCTGAGAATGTATCTTGTGGTAACTGAGATATTGTAAACAAAGGATTCAATACAATAGATTGACGTAATCTATTAGCAAACTTTGCTCCAAATCGCAGTGCAGGTAACGCAACAGGGTTAACACCATTGAATGCGTACGGCATTAAAGGGTCTTCAAACCGCCAATATTCTTTAACGCCATCCCTATAGATAGGCACCGCACCTTCTGTAAGTGCACCTGATGGGAGTTTAGTTACAGTACCTTTAGAAAAGTATGTACTTGCTAGATCAACAAGCTGACGACCTTTATCAGCATTAATACCTTTATTAAAACTGGCGTATACCCACTTTTCCATATTGGTAACAATGTCATCAACTTCTCGTGTAGCAGAACCTTTCATCTTGTATTCTTTCTGACCAGCAGTAAGATTGGTAAGTTTTGTACCATGCCCTTCTGCCATCGTTAAGAATCCTTCATCAGGGTCTTTCATATCCATAATACGATTGAATGGAACATACGCTATCGCATCAAGATATGCCCGTGCTTGATCATTTGAGTACCGTCCCGTGCTCTTTAAGAACTCAACCATGTACTTTCGCACATCTTGCCATTCTTGCAGGGGTTTCATATACTCAGGATGATCCTTTAAGGGTATAAGTGCTGTAGCAACTTGAGCATCGTCCATATGTTGGGGTCTAGCTGCAAGCTCTTCAGCTTTGACTAGTTTCCTTTCATGATACTTTAGACTTCGTTCAAGCTTAACTATTTCCTCTTTGGTTGCACCACCAAATTCATTTTTAATATCTTCAATAATAGATTCTAATTCACCAACTTGATCACGTATCTCTTTGATACGACTAGCTACCATGATATCGCCAAACTGGTTACGCACTTGTTTGGTTGTTAATCCATGTTGTTTAGCGATAGCATCTAACAAAGGTTGTATGTTAGCAATACTATGTTCGCCTGACGTAGCTTCCCACATCTGAGTTTCAAGGTTCTTAACAAGCTTACCTAGAATTGCAGCTTGCGCAGATAGAGAAGACGCATGTACAGTTTGAGATTGTGAGGCTTGTAGCAACAATTCTGTTGTAGCCTTATTAGACAGACCGAGTTTCTTGAATTGCTCTTTTAAGGTCTTAATATAAGCTGCATCATATGAGAACGCAGCTGTTTCAAAAGTAGTCATCCCATCAGATATAGATTTGCCAAAGCTTTTCTTAGGTCTTACAGGATTGCTCTTAGCTTCAGATGCCGCCCGTCTAGTCTCAGCTTCTGTCAAAGATGCTTGTGACTCTGGTGTTAATGCGTATCTAGCTTTTTCAGTATATGCCGTTTCTTCACGAGCGGTTCTTTCTGCAGTCTTAGCTTCTCTACGCAATGATGCTGTAGCCATTTGTCTAGCGTCAGCTTCGGATAGTTTAATACCCATACCCATCTTAGAGCGCATAAAGTTACGTATAGCTGCAACAATCCTACGCACTAATGAAAGCTGTGGAGAATGCTCAACAAGATACGCTAAAGTTTCTTCAGCTTTTAAATGAGTAGGTGTACTTGCAGGTACAGCAGCACGGGCTCTGTCAAACTCTTTACCTTGACCGTTCAAGGCTTGGTTCTTAACATCTTCCCAAAGCTCTTTACCTAACATCTTTTCCATGCCAGCATGTACGCCTACTTCATGTAGTGCAACGCTTTCCATAGTGCTAGGGGTAAGCTTGTTAGCAACGTAGTGCGTAACCCCTTCGGCTGTAGTCATACCCTTTACATTAGCTGGATGATTCTCACCCGGCAGTGTAGCTTGCGTATCATGAATAACAGCCTTACCTGACGCCACAAGGCGTTTTAATTCAGGGGACAAAGCTTTGCTCAAACTTGCTGTAGTGTGACCTGTAGTAGCTTCTGTTGGCGCTGCAGAGTATAGATAATCTTCTTTAGCTTTTGCACCACGTATAGGATTTTTAACAAGCACTAACGGACCAATTTGAATCATCCGATCACCACCAACAATGGGTTGTTGGGTTTCTCTATCGTAAAAATGGCTATGTCTATCTGGGTCCATACCTGCTTGTCGCCAATTCCCTATACCTTTATTATAATCAGCCATAACTTTTGTAGCTTCAGCGTAGGCTTGCTCTGGGGTATGATTTTCCCACTCCCCCCTTATAGTAGCTATTGGAGCTTTATTCTGTACCCTTTTCTCCCCTTTAGCATTAATAGTTTCTTTCCTAGTAGCTATATTTAATGCACCTTGTTCTGGCATTTTCATAGTAAAATTGTTAAGAATTACAGTGCTTCTATGAATTGTCCCTCTGTCTTTTGTATGAAGAGTAGGCACCCATGCCGAGGTTTCTCCTTTTTCCTCATCCCTAGTATATGCTGGGATATCTAAACGGGAGTCTACTACTTCTCCTTCAGCTATTGGTTGATTGAGTTTAGCTATTTTGTCAACTTCTTTAAGTCCTAATGCCATGTTTTCATCTGTTTCAGGCGTAGGTACATAGTTGTATGGTGTAACAGGTTTATACTTATTTATTACTGCTTGGTGATCGGCATTAGTTGCCTCACCTCTAGCTACTTTTCTAGCTGACTCTAATAGCTCAGGTATAACCTTTACAGCTTTTGTAGAAGGCATATCTAATCTAGCTTTTTGCGTTGGCGTAGCATCAGGATATCTGTCAGATATCTTTTGTTGTTCAACTGAGTATTTGTTTTCAGGTGTAGTTGCTGTAGCTTCAGGTGTAGGCTCAGCAGTTGTACCACTAAGCTTATCTCGTTGTGAGGCTATTAGGTTATCAAACTGTTCATAATCAAAGTTATCAGGTAGTTTAGCACCACGACCATGTACAATCTCTTCGGCCCTAGCTAATCCTTCAAGGCTGTTAATGTCTGTATTAACTAACTCATTATACGCCTGTTCTTCAGGAGCTAGACCCATACCTGACAGTGCAGATACTTTGTCCTCCTCAGTAAGTTTACCCTCTTCTGCTGTAGGTGCAGGAGTAGGCGCAGGGGCTAGGGCACTTGGAGTTACAGCAGGTTGTTCTGCAGGTTGGTCACCTCTAGCAGAAATAGTGCCCGCGCCACCACCCATGATAGTACCTAACATCCCACCTTTGATTGCTGCGTCTTCTACACCCTCTGTTAAAGGTCTACCTGATGAATAGTTCTGCCACATTTGTTCTTGAGCAGACTGCGGTGCTTCTTCAAGCACGCCTTCACCGAGAGCTGAAGTAACAACTTGTCTGAACACACCGGGTGATGATGCAACTTCTTCACCCATCTCAGCTGCAAGTTTCCTTCTAGTATTACCCATGATAAGTTGTGTTGGGTCCATACCACCTAGTGCTACAGTGGCTTTACCCATTGCCCCACCGATAAGACCCGTGACAGCACCTGATCCTAATGAAGCTAAAGCTGTTTTAGTAGTTAGTTCTTTATCTGGAGCTTGTTCTGTAGCTTGTGACGCTGCACCACCCATGCCAATAGTAGCTTCACCAACACCTGCAGCTATAAAGTCACTAGCAACGCCAGCCGCTTTAGCTATCTTACCCATTAGGCCGCCAGCCACCATTGAAGGGGCTGAACCCATTAGACTTGCGCCTACAGCACTTGGGTAATCTCTCATTGCCAATAGGTTTTCAGCTATTCCAGATGCTTCTGACAAAGCTTTGTTTGCAGCTTTTTGTTGTGGTGAATATTCTTCGCTTAACTCAGCCTGTTTCTTAGAAAGATCATATACATTTTCAGCAATGTACTTACTAGGACTTTTGTCAAAAGGTTCAGCAGCAAGGTCAGCAAGGCCTACTAGTGATTGAACTGCGTTGATACCACCTTTCTCTGCAGATATACCTATGTCTTTAAGTACTGTGCCCGCACTACGACCTTCTTGCTCTTTAGGCGCACCGCCTTGTTGCTCAGCATAATATTTTTCAAACTCAGCTTCTTGTTCTGGAGTTAACTCTAAAGGTTTTTGTTCCTCTTGTTGTGCAGCATAATACTTTTCAAATTCAGCATCTTGCTCTGGTGTTAGATTTACAGGGGCTTGAGCCTCATCTAACATGCCCATTCCTTTCCGAACATAGTTCTGAGTTTCTTTGTAAGGAGGTATCCCCCCATGCTTATTAACTGCACCCGGCCCTGCGTTATAAGCAGCTAGTGCTATTGCAGGGTCTTTATAATGATCTAATAAAGCTAACGCATAATCTCTACCAACACGATCACCTTCTTCAAGGCTATCATCTCTAGCTGGCATAACTCCAAAGCCGGGGTCAGTGCGAGTTGCTTGCATCGTTTGCATTCGCCCTGTGGCCCCTTTACGGGAAGTTAAACCTTGAACACCATCACTTTCTAACGATTGAACTGTGTTTAAAAAATCATCACGAAATACCATTATGTGTCCTTAGCCTATGTTATTTTGTCTGGCCCATTCTTTCTTTGACTGTTCTTTAGTTAAGGGTATTGGCGCAGCAGTAGTGGTTTTATTTAATATTCTTAACTTTTCTCGATTATTATTAATATCTTCTACTAAGGTTTTATATTCTATACTACTCTCATCTAAATTTTCTAATGATTTAATATCCATTGCTACTTGTTTTTGCAAATTGTCAACTAGCACATTATCAGATTTACCTTCAACATTGTATCGCCCTGCAGTTAATTGCGCCCTAGAATAAGCACCACCTTGGTTTGCTGCGGCAATTCTTTCTTCTGATTCTCGATTTAATTTACCTTCTGTCGCTTTCATCATAAGTTCTTTATGATCCAATGCATCTTTAGAAGCTTCCTTTTTAAGCAACATAGCTTCTCTATGCATACCCATTTTTTCTAACCGATCTGCTTCATTTAACTTGGATAAAGATTCCCGTAAAGTATTTGACAACTTCTTTTGCTCTTTCTTATCTTCCAAGTACCCCGGCATTGTTTCTATCAACGATCTCATACCTGCAGCCAAAGGTGCACCCGGAGTTGATCCCCAATGTGAAAAGAACTCAGCCATACGTAAGTATGTTTGACGTTTACTTTCAGCACTTGCATTAGCACGTTCATCCATAATTTCTTTACGAGCTTGCGCTGCTTCAGCATTGGCACCAAGCCCTGCTCTATCATACGACTCAGCAACTTGTTTATCCCAATAAGAATCAGGTTGTTTAGACTGATCTATAAACTGATCCGCTGGTTGTTCTTGTACAGGCACCTGTACAGCAGGTTGAGCTTGTTGCATAGCACCTGCACCACCTTGCCCTTGTTGCTGAACAACAGGTTGAGCTGGAGGCACAATACCATTACTTCGACCTTGTGTGTATATAGGGTTTGCTACATCAGGTGATGCTGGATTAGTTTGACCTAATTGCTCCGGAGGAGGTATACCTTGACCACCACCTTGTGCCACATTAACTGTAGGTGGATTAGTTGATTCAGCAGCTCTTGCAATATCAGCTTCTTCTTGAGCTGAAGAAGGTTCACCTGTGAAATAATCTTTAACAGCATTAAATCTATCTTCAACAGTCTTTCCAGTTTCATCAATAAAGGCTGCTAACTTTGGACTTGCCTTTCTAAATTCATCTGCTGTAGAACCACCTAGTACCGCCCGTTGCAATGCTTCAAGAGCTACAGCCGGTCCGGCTTGGACACCTTGAAGACCTTTAGTAAGCGCATCGCCTTCGCCTGTTTTAAATTGCTCAGCACGATATTCTTGAGCAGCAGGTACTAATAACTCTGGAGACATCAAAGCTCTGCCAATAGTTTTACCAGCGCCTTTAATCTTTTCACCCGCTCCTTTAATACCTTGCTTAATATTTTTACCTAATTCGCCAGCTGGCGCTTCTTCACCAGTCCATGCTGTAGATTTAGGAGTTGGAGTTTCAGCAGTAGTGCCAGTAGGACGTTCAACAGTAGCTTCCGCTCCCATTTTCTTCCTAGCTTTTAACTGCTCCTGCTCCATACCTGCATTCATTGGCGCTTTTTTACCAGCAGCCATATCTGCCCGTCTTTGTTCCATTGCATCTTTGTATTTCTTAGTTTCATCAGAATACATTTTACGACTATCAATTGGCTCTTGTTCTGGCGCACCTAGTGATCCACCTGCTGTAGCTTTAGATGCAGGGACATACTCACCTTCAATACTACCTCTAGGTAAGTTTCTTTGCGGACCTCTTTCAGCAGAAGCTTCAGGTCTAAACTGGTCTATGCCTTTACCTCTTTCAATAGGTTCAACACGAGCTTCAGTTTTTGCTCTAGGTTTTCTTGCGTTATCATCCCCTAAGTTTATAACTTGAGATTCTGGAACACGCCTTGCATTACGTTGTATTTCTTCATATCTATTATAAGCCCCGCTTTCACCTTCATTTGGTAATGGAATTTCAGCTTCTGGAGCACGTAGAGCTAATTGTTTCTGGGGGTCTAAAGGAACACGGCCTGACGATTTATAATCAGCAATGTCTTCATCAGTCCATCCGTGTAACTTATAATCCTTGGCTGTCATTTCTTGAGATACGTTTTCAAGACTAGACTTCCAATCTTGAGATTGACCCCCTTTAGCAAACGCAACTATACCACCCCGTGCATAACTTTCTTGCGCAAGGATTTCTTTAGCCATACTTCTAACTTCATTACTAGGGTTAGTATTAATAACTTCTTGCAGCTGAACAGGTGTCATATCCTCTAACTTACTGCGCATACTCCCTTCAACAGAACCTCCGCCAAAGTATCCTACGATACCGCCTTGGGCATAGCTGTTGTCTTTAATACTTCCACCTTCAGCTTTAGCAGTGGCTGCACCATATAATGAACCTGCTGCACCTAATGCTCCCCCTATTTGCTGCATTGTGCTAGGTTGAGCTTGGTATTTAGTTTCAGTTGTATTACCTGTTGGAGTACCGCGAATAAGATTAGACATGAAGCCTAATTGCATATACGGATATTGCTGTGCGTTTTGATAATTAAGAATAGACTGATCTATAGCTTGTTGTTGTTGAGCTTGTTCTATCCCTCCAACTTTAAGTCTGGTGCCTATATTACTTGTTTGTGCAGCTAACTGTGCAGTACCTAAATTACCTAATGTAGCAGCAGTGTTAGATGCACCTGCAAAACCTTGTTGCGCGCCTTGCTCACCTGCGAGCCCTGCTTGTATACCTTGAAGACCTACTTGGGCGCCTTGTAGTTGCATATTAGAAGCTGCAGTTTGTGCTTGTACACCTTGAAGCCCAGTTTGTGCACCTTGCATACCAGCTTGCATTGCATTAGTACCAGCATTCAAACCTTGTATTCCTAAATTTGCACCGAACTGTTGTTGTCCTTGAGCATTTTCAAAAGCACTTTGTAAACCTTGAGCTTGTATGCCACCAATTGCAGTGTTCCTCGCACGTTCATTCTCAGCAGCCATAAGTGCTTCACGACTACCACCAAAAGCATTAGCCCGGGTCGCCTGTCCCATTTCTTGAGCACCAGTAATATCATACTGACGATTTGCTGCAGCAACTTGTTGATTAACAACATTTTGCATGTAGGGTGACATGTATGCCTGTACATCACCGGGGTTGGTTGCTTGTTGTGCAAAATTAGCTTGCGCATTATATCCTTGGCCTGCTTGACCTGCAGCTTGTGCACCATAGAATGAACCTTGCGCCCCATACCCCCCTGCTTGACCAATCTGTGAACCTGCTTGACCTGACGCTGATTGTGCGGCACCTAATCCAAGACCTGCGCCTTGAGCGCCATAGTTTTGAGCCTGTCCAGCTGAGTATAGTTGACCCATACCTGCTTGCATTGCCATTGGCGTTGCTGTTGTAAATTGCCCCGGAGTTTGTAAGGCGTTAGTATCACTCCATGCCTGTACCTGTGTTGGATTAAATCCAGCGATATAGTCTTGCATGTTTGTGCTGTAAGGTTTATAGGTTTGATCAGTTAAACCTTGCCCTTTTTTCAACACATCCAGTGCATACGGCATTAACTCCGCAGGAATAGAGTTTTGATTTACTGTTTGCGTAGTTGCAGTAGGAGTACTGGGAGCTTTACCATAAAATTTAGGCCCTTGTACAAGGTATAAAAAGAATTTGCGAACAGTGCTCGGTTTTAATATCATATGTCTAACTCCATAGTAATTAGTGGGCTCTTTACAAACCCCATTTTTTGTCGCAATAATCTAGCAACAGTAGGTGGTGCTGTGCATTCAACACGAGTAGTGCCCATACTTTTTAACCATTTTATAAATACACTGTAATGCTCAACTTCATTACCAACAGACGCTCCAAAAGCTGAGACATACGCGACTCTAGCATTAGGATAATTGCACCATTGTACTGTGACTGCGCCTCGTATTACTTCTAATTCATCTATACCTATGAGTAACACATGTTCCCCTCTTATAATATAGTCTTTAAGATTTTCTATTGTGTAGTATGAGGAGTCGCCTATAACTTCAAATACAGGGGCGAGCCATGGTTCAACAAGATGCCATACATGATGAATATATTTAGGATCAACATGTTGTACTTTTATACTCATGCTATCACCTCATACTTATTAGCCTTTTTTATATTATCCATCCGTGCTTCTTGCAATGTGATTATCTTCATGCGGGTAATTCTTTCATAGCTTTTGAATCCACAGCAACTTTCCCTTTTCCTATTGATTTTTTTCGTCTAGCCTGAACTCTATTGACCATATCTTGAAGTATTTTAGCCCCCGCTTCTGATGATCCTTGGCCTAATTCTGATACAATCCTTGCAGGTATGACAAATTCATTTGCTGCTAAACGTGCAGGTTGTTTACCGCTAGTTCCTATTTGAGCGGGAATATCATCTGAAACACCTGAACCGACTGCACTAGTTAAACCTGCAATACCACCATGTGAGTACCCACCTAAGTTGTCTCGCATCATACCACCCTCTGCAGCCATTTGCATAGGTCGCTGTACAGGAGGTGCTACAGCAGGTTGATTAAAAGGTGTGTTACCTAATGTTGGTAATGACGCCCCTGCAACTGGACCCATAGGTTGTCCCATAGGTTGTCCCATAGGTTGTCCCATAGGTTGTCCCATAGGCTGTCCCATAGGTTGTCCCATAGGTTTTTGGGCTCCCATTATACCTTGTGGTGGTGTAGGTTGAGGTATTTGTTGAGGTTGTTGTGCCTCTTGTGCTTGTCTGTCTTGTAAGCCTTTTTGCATGCCTACGGCAACTATTGGATTCATTTGAACCTGTTGTTGTGATTGGCCTGTTACTGATCCTCCATTTGCAAAACTATAAGTTGGTATATAATATTGAGGCACTTTTGATTTCTCAATCTCAGGAGGTGTGTATGTTGAACGCTCGTAGTTATAAACCGGCTTTTGGGACTCTTTAATTTGATCTCCCTGCCCACCTAATGACGACATAGCTGTACCGCCTAACATCATTGCATCTCCCGGATGTTCCTTAACCCACTTAAGTGTTGAGTCCATTGGATGACTTGTAAAATTATCAAATGATTGTTTAAAAGTGCTTAAAGGTGATTCTGGTGTTGATGGTATTTGAGGAATCTTATTTACATCATTAATAGCTTGTGTGTTACTAGCATATGATCCCCCACCCATAGGTGGTGCGCTAGTTGGGATAGGTTGTCTAAGAGCTGACGACATTTCTCCTGATGACATAGGTATTTGTGTAGGTTCAAAAGCTATAGGGATATCAGCTCCTAACGCTGTTTGAGGAAGCCTAGCTGGACTTATTTTGATCCCCTCACTAGGAGCTACGTTTGCTGTTGATCCACCTACATCTGACACAGGAGCCGAAGTTACACCTGTAGTTGAACCTGTAGTTGAACCTGTAGTTGAACCTGTAGTTGAACCTGCAGTTGAACCTGTAGGAACTGCGTCAACACCTTTCATGTAACCACCAACACCACCAGCAGCGCCTCCAAGTGCAGCACCAGTTAGTGGGTCTTCGCCGCCAGCAGCAGCACCAGCTGCACCACCTGCCGCCCCTGAAGCAGCGCCAATAGCGGTAGATGCACCCGTGCCAGTTGCTGCGGCACCTAATCCTGCACTTAAACCACTAGCAAGTCCACCACTGACAACACCTCCAACACCACCCATAAGAGCGCCTTTACCAACATCTTCGCCCGTTGCAGCCGCAGTTACAGCACCTAGACCTGCACCAACAGCACCTGCAGCTAACCCTCCCCCAACAATACTACCTACAGTCGCAGCTGTAACAGCAGCGCTTCCTGCCGCCACCCCACCTGCCGCTACAAACGCTGCTGCTGATGCCGCAGTTGCTGCGGCTGATACTACAAATGCCATGATGGTGCTCCTAACAGCAGTTGCTGTTCATATTCTTCAAAGGTATCAGAGGCGAGTTCTTTTTCAATAGCTTCAATCTCTGTGTTGGCTGTTTTATGTACGGTGATAAATGTTACATCTGTTTCTGCATACCCAATGCGTTTAACGCCGGGTTTGTCCACCATAATATGTGGGGAAGTTAAGACATAAGAGTCAGTACCGTTAGATACTCGGATAGTGCCCTGCGCTAGAATAACTATGTTTTCAAAATTGTGTATCTTCCCTGTTAATATAGTCCCTGCAGGTATAAACATACTCCGTACATAAACGCCATCAACTTGATAATGTTCTACTGGGAGTGTAACTTGTGGCAGCTGTAGTATTTCTTTCTCAATGCGTAGTATTTCAGGCATAGTGCCAAGCTCAGCTAAGTTGCTCATATTAATCCTTACGTATTGTTTCTACTGAGTTTATCACGCTGGGAGTGCAGATACAAATGTAACCGTTACAATAACAGCAGGGGCTTGCGGATGTATTGGTGCAACTACCGATTCAGGAATTGTTGATAGAGAAACTGCAGCGTCATCTGCTAACCATATAAGTTCAATATAGTCACCCGGCTGTACAGAAATAAGGTAGTTAATAGCTAAAATAGTTTCAGAATCAACACTACCTCTTTTAACAGGTAGATTTACAGCAGATGATGAGTTAGGGACGTCTACCCCATTTTGTCTTATCCATACTTCTAAGGTATGGATTTGAGCTGCGCTGTTAGAAACTTGAATACTATACTGATAGTTGTATATCCCAGCATTAGTTATATAAATACGTGAGGTAGGGATGCCAATATACACCTGACTTGAATTAGTATTAACCCCATTTAATAGCACAGTTGTTGATACATTAGGTACAGCCGCAATAGTAGACGTGTCTATAAACGCGCCATAGGGCGCACTAAAAGATGTCATACCTATAACACCCAAGATAGAGCTCATTATGTTATCTATAGTATTAAAATATAGGCGCAAGATATTACTGTACATATCTTCAGCACGTTTATCATAAACCACAGAGGCTATAGGTAGATTAGGAGCCTTAGAAGGTCTTACTAATTTTGAATTTATATTAGCCATACTTACCTTTTGCCATCAGATTTTACATCAATTCTAGGGCGACCAAGTTGCCAAGCTACGCCCAATGCGTCTGAATCAATTCTAAAACTCATCTGTCTACCACGTAACCGCGTGTACACCTGCCCTGTAAATGTTTGTACTATATACACACTAGAGTTTGGTGGGTAAGGTAGAGCAAAGTTATCTGCACTTGTTACAGTGGGTGCGTCAGCAGTTCCATAAGAAGCACCTGCGTTTTCTCTAGGCACAACTGTCATTGTCACATAAGGATTATTAACAGAAGAACCGTTAAAGTTTATATCTGGAAGAATACGCCATACAAACCCAAAGTTCTGCCCATCCTCAATATCAAAATCTGAAGACTGTACATACGCAGGGATAGGCACTGGAAATAACCCTGATACGTCATCAACAGACGCCTCATGGTAGAGCAACCTGCTTTCATAATTAGCAGCTATAGGGTACGCACGTATACCTGAATCTAACCAAGCTGTACGCCCCATTGTTCCAGAGTACCAAACTTGGTCTAAGTAATTAAAAATTACATATCTGTCAATAACAGAGGTATCTTCAGAACAGTAGAACCACCATACTTCATTGTAGCCGTTATTGCCACCAGCGAATACTTGAAATGATTGGTCTAAGTTTAAGTCTTCATATACATATTGCCACAATGTACAAGGCAGGGTATGCACAGTCCCATCATAAAAATAAAACTTATCAATACCCATCCAGTACGTCACGTTATTGACCGTAATTGCTGAGTTAGGCGATATCATGGAAGTATTATCCATTAATACCTGAAAGTTATACACATAGGGAGGACCTAAATACTGCATTGAGTATAAAGCAGAGTCTGTCCATATTAATGTTTCTTGGCGAGTTACTTGCGCCGCCATAATATAAGAACCATGAGTTAATCTAAACTCACCAGCTTGGTTTGTAACTGAAGGCACCCATTGGTACTGGTTATTCTGATCTGACCAACGCACCAACATAGGATCAAATGTACTTGCAGGGGTTCCCGATACATAAGGGTTTGCACCAAAGGCTATTACAAATCGCTGTATGGATGAGGAGAGAATTTGATTAGTGGCTGTAGGGACATACGTACCCGGATATCCATAAAACGTAGATGCAGCTGAAAGAGTCACTGCTCTGATACCTACACCAGCAGCATCTTCCCAGTAATAAATCGGTCCACCACGAGGTGCTATAACAAGGTCTTGTCCGTAGTTGTCATTACTCCATAGACGAAGTTGCATACCTAATGTATTTACAACACCCGTACCCCAACCACCGCGTCCCCAGCCGCCAGCTCCCCAACCTACACCAGAGCTATAAACATCAAGGCCTGTTGTTATTTGGAACGCAGCTGCTGTACCTGCACCACCACCCGCTGCTACTGTTGATGTTGCTGCAGTGGGAGAGGTTATAGAAAATGAGTTTGCGTCAATATAGGTTATCTGATACTCAGCATTTAACGTAGCGGCTGCTATACCACCTACTGCTACAGCACCTGAGAATGTTACAAAATCGTTTTGTATTGCACCATGCGCAACAATAGTTACTACAACAGTGTATAAAAGATCAGTTGTTGCAAAGCAGTTGGTAGTAGCAGGTGCTACATAAATAACTCGAAGCGGGGTGATATCGTAATATACAGAGCCTTTTTCAATGTAGTACTTTAAGTTAGTACCTACACCTAAATAGTTAGTGCCATCTAAGTCTATCCAATTCCACAGCGATCTAGCTAAACCTAAGTAGGTATCGTTTGATAACCTAATCCAACCACCTATCTTTTCAGGATTACCTGAACGAAATCTAACCTTATCTCCGTCATACCAACCGCCTTCATTTGAGTAGTTAGTTCCCTCACGATTAAGGCCGGGGGCTAGAGCAAGTTTTTTTAACGCCATAATTTATACCCCTAACCTAAGTCACCAGACAATATAAAAGGTTCAGCATATATTGTTACATTTTGCACAACCTCATCTATGGGTGTATCACTAACATCACAAGGTGCTTCAATTACTTCATCGTTTTCAGGGATAGCACTCATGATTTTTGAATGTAGGCTAATGCAAAGTAAGGAGGTAAATTAGCTCCAGTTCCTGAAGTTCCAGCAGAGTTAATCACAATACCTGTAGTGACTGAACCTGTGTTAGTTGAAGACAATGTTGTTAACGTACTAGTACCACCAGCAGTCATTGCGCTTGTAGCAGATGCTGCATCATAGGTATGTACGTGACCTGCGTCAATAATGCTATGGGTATGAGTTACAACGATTGCATCTGCTGTACCGCCAAATGCATTGACAGCATAGCTACTACCAGCACCTATAATGAATCTATCTTGTAAGTTTGGTGTGCCGTTAAGACCGTCACATAAGAACCAACCTGCGGGAATACTTCCTATTGAGCCTGACCACATGACAATGCCGCCAGATGGGAAGAAGGTGCCCACAATAGCTCCGGTAGCTCCATTTAAAGTAGTAACACCTGTATTAGTAACTGTAACGTCACCAGCTGCAGCTGAAAGGTTTATACCCGTTCCGCCGGCTATCGTCTTAACCCCTGCGTTAGTAACCGTTGCAACAGTACCAACTGTATTTACAGACATACCTGCACCTGCTGAAACACTTATCTCATTAAGCACAGCATTGAAGTTAACACCATCACAGTAGACAATTTGCCTAGTACCAGATGGGATATTTACAGACGTGCCTGATGCTGCTCTAATGTTAATTGCAAAGCCACCAATCGTACTATTTTTTACAATATATACTTTCTTAACTAGTGGGGCAATAACATCTCTAACTGCGGTATTAGTTCCACCGATAACAAGAACTGACTGCCGTGCTTCATCCGTTACACCATTAAGGTTAGTTAACGTGTAGTTTGCGTCTATCATTGTTACTGCAACAACGCCTACTATAGATTGCTCAAGTAAGGTTCCAAGATTGGAATTAGTCGTTACGTTCCATGATCCAATTTTTTCCCCAGCACCTATAAGCTCTAGACGTAAGGAAGGTGAATAAGTACTAGGCAAAATAGCCTCCTTTAATACTATTATTTAAAAACTCACCATGAATACTTTTTCGTAACTCTCTAACAGCTAATACCGCTGTTTCGAATTGTTTATGATAAGCTGGTGATGCGTATATTTTTTTACCATTTTTAAATGTATAAGCAACAAATCTTTTACGGCTTCCCACCCAAGTTATCCCTTTCTCCCCCGAACTATTGTTTGATTTTACACCAACATTCCACATGTTTTCTGAATGTGTAGCCGGACGTAAATTCTCAATTTTATTATTTAACGGATTGCCATCTATATGGTCTATGTATTTTGGTAGCCAACCATTATGAAGTAAAAATATTAACCTGTGTGTTTTGTAAAGACCACCATACACACATATTTGATGTCTTCCAAAACTATTAACACAACCAGCAGGTGCGTTAATTTTAGCTGATCCTCGAGTAACTTTATTGTGAAGTATACCATCTACATAATAAAAAAGTTCTTTAACAAGAGCTTGTTCTAAAGGCATAAATATCCTTGTTTAGTTTATGGGTTCCAATTAGGAAGTTGTGTTGTATCAACATCAACCCATTGATTAGAAATAGGAGCAACATGTGTTGTTAGAGTAATACTGGAGAAAGGTACACTAGAGAAAGACGCTGCACCAAACATAGGGCCTTCGTCAACTATGTAGGTTTCGTTATTATTTGTTATTACATCTACCCAAGAATTTACTGTAGTAGCATTACCATTTACAATACCTAGATATGCTGTAGCTTGTAGACCAATCGCAGAGAAACTAGCACCCCCGTTGACAGTTTCATCTCCTAGATATACTTGTGCGCCTGTACCTACAACTGGGGCGTCTGCACCAGCGTCTATAGTTATTAATCCAAGCTCACCTGTTGCATATACACCGCTAACACTGGCAAATGTAACACCTGTAAGTGTAGATAATGGGTATTCTGAAAAGGGATCAAAACCAAGCA